CCCCCCCCCCCTAAGCTACTAAGTTAATGCTTCTTTCATATAAAGGTTATTATGCCTCTCTTGTAAAGAGGTCATGTGGGTTCAATTCCTACAAGAAGCTCAAGAAGTTACTAAAAGCTGTGTTCCATTCAGTGACAGAGTAACATTCCTTGGCTCAATGGAAACTAGGTTTTTATCATTTTTCCCTAGTGAGATGTGAAGGAAGGTGCTGGCTAAGGTCATCCCAGCAAGAGAAGTACCAGTTGCCAAATCTTCTCAATAAGCAGGTGTGGTGTAGTGCTTTACATGTCTGCCTTCCAAGCAGAAGACCAAGGGTTGGAATCCCTTTACCTGCACAAATTTAGATAAAGTTGAAAGACAATATTATGAAAGAAAGTAGGAAAAAGAAAGATGAGCAATTAGGAATGCCACTAGGAACTGCTAGTGCCAAACTTAGAAAGTCAATACTATTCTCTTTATTAAGAGAATCTCATAAGAATGTATGCTATCAATGTGGTAGAATAATAGATGAAGAAGATGAGTTATCTATAGAACATAAGATACCTTGGCTGGATTCTGATAATCCAAAAGAGCTATTCTTTAATTTAGAGAATATAGCATTCTCACATCTGTCCTGTAATATAAGTGCAGCTAGGCAGAATAGAGAGGGCAAAAGAGAATCTCAAAGAAAATTAGTAGTAGAGGGAAGAACTAAAAGAACTAATCTCACTATAGAAACAGTGAGAAATATAAAAACTGATTTAGCTACTATGAGTAGAAAAGACGTATGTAATAAATATGGTATTACTAAATCTACTCTAGCTAACATTGCTAGAGGAGAAACATTTCAGTATATAGATTAATGGATAATGCAGGTTGGTGTAAAGGCTAGCATTTGAGGCTCATAACCTCAAGATAGGGTTCGAGTCCCTGCCTGCCACTATTAGAAACTAAAAGCAATATAGCTATGGGAGAGAAAGAAGAAGTTAAAGCTACATATATGACAGCATTTGCTGAGAACAGCATTAGAGCTATTGTAGAAAGAGCTAATGAATTAGAGATTAAAAGAGAGAATATAGTGTCTCTTCTTAGTGAGAGAGGTCAGTATGTTCTAGTATATTACAAGTAAACTTAGAAAACATGGAAAGAGAAATGGGAGAAGTGTTAGTTGCAGGGCCTGAAATTCTAAAGAATTTGATTATCTTTGAAGCTGTAACTAAGTATAAGTCAGTTGCAAGAGCAATGAGAAGAGGTGATGTAACTAAGTTTGGTACTCTTGTACCTAAGAGACCTTTTAATAACAGAGCTAATACCTCTACTAGAAAAGGTACTCACAGTAGAGTAATGAATGAGACTAAGAAGAATATTTATGGAAGACTTACAGGACAAGCAATCTGATTATAACAATGAACCTGTAGAATACTGCACACATTGTTTATCTCTTGCAATAAGAGATGTAAATGGTCAACCATACTGTGATAAGTGTGGCTGCACTAAAACAGCCAAAACAGATATACATACATGGGAGAAGAAGTATGGAACTGTATATGGTGGTAGTTATGTAACTAAGAAATAAGAGTAGAATGGAAAAAGAATTAAAGATTGAAGGTACTTGCACTACTGGTGGTTGCAAGCAAGATGCTCCTCAAGAGTTAACTAGAGAGCAGTTAGTTGGTATGTTGCACCAAATGTCTGAACAAGACAGAAAGTTGTTTGAAGAGAATAAGCAATTGAGAGGTGTTATTGAGGAAATGAATATGACTAATCTATTCAAGAGATTAGATTATCTATTCAAAGTAATCACAGAAGATAACAAGTATCTTACTACTGAGTTCAAGAGTAAATGTGCTCAAGAGATTGAGTTCTTGATGACTCAACCAGAACAAGAAGCACCAGAAGAATAAGGAGTATAACTATGGAAGTGGCTGTTAATAATGTAATTAGAATACCTTGCAGTTTGAAAATGTTGTTTAGGCATTGGTTTCTATTTTTGAAGCCATTTCATAAACTTACTGACAGAGAGATTGATGTAATCACTGCCTTTACTTATGAAAGATACCTACTTAGTAAGGTAATATCAGACTCTGATATACTTGATAAAGTAGTAATGTCAGAAGATACAAAGAAGAAAGTAAGAGAAGAGAGTAACATAACTCTTGCTCACTTTCAAGTGATTATGGGAAAGCTGAGAAGGAACAAAGTCATCATAGATAATAGGATAAATCCAAGGTTCATACCTAATATCACTGATGAAAATGGTTCATTTAAACTAATGCTTTTATTTGATATTCAATGAGTTATCAAGAGATATTAAAGAGAGTATCTGAGGAGCTGAACCTTCCTTTGGAAGTAGTGAAGGAGGCTTATGAGTCCTATTGGTTATTTATAAGGCAGTCTATTACAGACTTACCTTTGAGAGAAGACTTGAGTGAAGAGGACTTTAACAAGTTAAGAAGTAACTTTAACATACCTTCCCTAGGCAAACTTACTTGCACTTATGAAAGGATGAAAGGAGTTAAAGAAAGATTTAAGTACATAAATAGAATAAGAAATGAAAGTAATAAAGAAAGTTAGACCTCAGTTCACTGGTTTGATTACAACCATGAACATGTTTGAGGAAAAGGATATGTATATCAAAGGAACTAGCTTAATTGATGGAAGAAAGATTAAGAAATCAATTGATGAGTTCCAGACAGTAGTAGCTGTAGGGCCACATGTGAATGGTATTCAAGTAGGTGATTTAGTACATATTGACCCTACAAGATTTATGAAGCCTGTCCAAGTTAGGAAGCCTAATCAGCCAGACTCATTAAAGACTGGCATGGAGGAATACTCATCAGAGATGAGGTATCAATTTGATGTCATTGAACTTGATGGTAAACCTTACTTGAAATTACAAGACAGAGATGTTGATTATGTAGTTGAGGAATATGAAGAAGTTGAAGACTTTGACCCAAATCCTACAATTGTTACTGAGGAACACCTTAAGGGTAAACCCAGACTTGAATTAAACTAATAACAAGCCTAGCCTAATGAATAGGCTGGGCTTTTTTAATTTATATACCTATGAGATTAATGAAATTTGAAGGTTACACTCTTACTATAGAGCCAGAGGCTCTTGTTATAAAGAGTATTAGAACTTTATGGAATAGAGATAAGACCCAAAGCAAGGAAAGAGCACTAGCTGAGTTAGGCTATATCTACTTTATGGTTGACCCTAGAAGTACTTATTCTTACTTGACTGACTTAGCTGATAGGTCAGAGAAGATAGTACTTGAGGAAGGTTTACCTAAGAATTGGAAACCTGATAAGATAGTACAAGAAGCGATGAAGTCTTATGGAGACTCAGTAATTACTACATCATCTCTTCTATTAGAAGACACTAGAGTAGCAGTTGATAAGTTAAGGAAATATTTAAGAGATATAGACCTTACTGCTGAGGATGATAAGAATAAGCCTAAATACCCCCTTAACACTGTAACTTCCTCTATTAAGTTAGTTCCCTCATTAGCTGAGGACTTAATGAAAGCTGAAAGAATAGTAGCTCAAGAGATAGTAGAAAGTAACAAGATGAGAGGTCAGAAAGAAAAGACTATATTGGAGGATGGATTATAATGGCTAAACATAAAGTTTATATTAGTGAGGTAAAGTTTGAAGAAAGTTCTTATGTTAGAGGGGCTGATAGGTGGATGGCCAGTACTCTTTATAACAAAGCTAGGGTAGATAAACTTAAGTCATTTGACTACCCACTAGCGGCATTTAATATGCTAGGAATTGATGCTCCATTTGACCTATCTAACTTAAAATCTTTTATATTCCAATGTAAAAGAGTGCGGGATTGTGATACTAATATACCTATTATATTAGATGATTATGGTCAAGTTGCTGATGGTTATCATAGAATTTGTAAAGCTATAATAGAGGGTAAGACCTCTATAAAGGCCTATAGATTACAAGAAATGCCTCCTGTAGATGAACACTTAAATGAAGATGAGTTATGAGAATAGAAGATGTAGTAGAATCTCTAAATCAGTATATAGAGGAGATTAGAAAATCTAAGCTCCTAGAAGCTAAATCCTTTCTAGTACTGAAAAGACACATAGAACCTTCTGAGCATTTTAAAGCTTATAAGGTTGCAATAGTAGAGATATTTGTAGTCAATGGACCAACAAACTATATATTAACTACTCATAGTTATCAAGGTAGATTAGTATCTTCTCAAGAAGAAGTACTTTTAGACCTTGAAAGACAAGTAGTTAAAACACTGTTTGGGATAGTAAACACTGACATATTTGATAAAATAGTAAAGGGAGAATACAATGAAGATACTATTGGAAACTAATGAATTCCAAACACCAATCACTGATGAGTTACTTGAAAGATACCCTAAAGAAGTTCAAGAGCAATTCTTTGATTATGTGAATAATGTGGAGTTTATTAAAAGACTAATATCTCCTAAGAGGAAAAGAGCTAAAGATATGCCTAAGGATGCTGATGGTAAAATAATTGTAGATTTACTTAACCCCCATATCCTTGAGGATATGGACTACTTTAGAGAGACAGCTTTACATAAGAAAAAGACTGGTAAATATACTGACCTTAGACCTAATGGTAATCCTAATTCAGACTATATGAAGTGGTTGAGAAGAGAAACTCAAAGGTGTTGGTATGGTATGGTTAGACCTTCTGATGGTGAATGGATTACAGGTGATATGTATTTCTATTTGAATTACATGCCTATTGAACTTACTGAGAAGATTGAAGGTCAGAAGAAAGCTGTAAACAGAGTAACATCTACTCCTAAAGCATGGGAGGGTGCATATCTGTGGTTCCATTATGTACATCAAGCAAGATATGGTGGATTATATGATTGGGATGGCGGCAAAGATGCTATTCAGATAGCTACTAGAGGTGCTTCAAAGTCATTCTCTTGTGCTTCTATGTTAGGTAAAGATTTCATAGTTGGGGAGAATGAGAACTATAATAAGAAGGTAAATGCTTTCATATTAGCTGCTGAAAAGGGTACTCTTAGTGATAAGGATGGTACTCTAAAGAAGTTTGAAGCATGTGCTGACTTGAATGCAGAGTTAATGCAGTGGCCAGCTAGAAGACTATACTCTTCACTTGATAAGATGACTTGGGAAATGGGTTATCTTGATGCTGAAACTGGGCTTAAGAAAGGAACTAGAAATAGTGTATTCGGAGTAACAACTAATGATAACCCAGAGAAGGCTAGAGGTAGTAGAGCAGCTAGAATTATATATGAAGAGATAGGTAAGTTCCCTAAGTTTCAAGTGGCTTGGACTACTAATGAACCTTCTGTTAGAGAAGGTAAAGAGACATGGGGTCAGCAAATAGGTATTGGTACTGGAGGTTCAGAAGGTTCTAACTTCTATGGTATTTTACAGATGCTTTATAATCCAAGAGGTTACAACATCTATGCACTGCCTAATATCTATGACAAGAATGCTAATGGCAAAGGTGAGACTGTATTCTTCTTTGGAGCTTACTTAAATAGAGGTGGTTTCTATAATGAAAATGGAGTATCAGATGTAGTAGCTACTATACTTGATATTCTTATGAAGAGATACACAGTTAAGTATAACTCTACTGACCCTGCCAGACTAACTCAGGTAGTAGCTGAGAGACCTTTGACTATTCAAGAAGCTATTATGAGAAAGGAATCTTCTCTATTCCCTGCTGCACAGTTAAGTGACAGGAAGAATGAGCTTGATGCTAATCCTAATATCTATGATGATGTTTATACAGGTAGAATGGTAATTAAGAATGGTAAGCCAGACTTTGTACCATCAGATGTGAATGTTATTAGAGAATTCCCACATAAGGATAATAAGCTTGAAGGAGGTATAGAGATATTCCAGCTACCTAAGAAAGACAGTAGTGGCAATGTTCCTTATAATAGGTATATTGCAGGTACTGACCCTGTAGATGATGATGATGCTAAAGAATCTCTATCACTTCAATCTACTTTCATATTAGACCTATGGACTGATGAAATAGTAGCTGAATACACTGGTAGACCTACATTTGCTGATGATTACTATGAGCAATTGAGGTTACTTCTAATGTTCTATAATGCAAGAGATAACTATGAAAACAACAAGAAAGGTTTGTTTGCATACTTCAATAGAATGAACTCTTTGTATTTACTTAGTGACAGATTGGAGTACTTGAAGGATAAAGAGATAACAAAGGTGCCTGGAGTTGGTAATAACAGTAAGGGTTACACAGCTAATAAGTTTATCAATAGTTATGGTAGGTTGTTATATAGAAACTGGTTACTTACACCTATTCCTACTATACAAATAGTAGATGGTGAACAGACTGAAATGATGGTTCCAAGACTATATACCATGAAGAGTAGAGCACTTATTCAAGAGTCTATTCAATGGGAATCTTTAGGTAACTATGATAGAGTTTCAGCTATGACTGCCCTAATGTTATACAGAGAATTCATGGTTATACAATATCAAGGAGACTTTAGCCAAGAGAGAGTTGAGGCTAATGATAAGACCTATCTTGGTAATGATAAGTTCTTTTCAGACAACTATGATAATAGGATATACAAAGGCTCTCAATGGGCTGTAAGGAGACAGTAAATTTAGTAAAGAATGTGAGTAAGTCTAAATAATCCGCTTATACTATTGCATAGGTGGATTATTTTACTTACTTTTGCAAGTGTTTAATAATAAGACTAGAAGAGTATGAATATAGAATTTGCTAACTTCCCTAGACAGATGCTTCCATTCAGTCAAAAGACTAAGAAATGGAGAAAGGATTGTGTACTATGGGGTAACAATAAGACATTCTTTAACTATAGTCTTGTCAGAAAGTCTGTTATTCACAAACAGATTAACTATAATCTGTTAAGAGGTAGAATTAACATGGAGGATATGCAATTGGTGCTTAATCCTGATGACTTAAAGGCAGGATTTATACCAGATAGAATACAGCACTATCCTATAATGAATAGTAAACTAAACCTTCTTAGAGGTGAAGAAAGTAAGAGAGTGTTTGACTTTAGAGTAGTTGTAACTAATCCTTTAGCTATCTCAGAAATAGAGAACAATAAGAAGAATGAGTTATTACAGAGACTTCAAGAAGAGGTAAGTGATACTTCACAAAGTGAAGATGAATTCAATGAAAAGCTTGAGAAGATTAATGACTACTATACCTATGAATGGCAAGACCTTAAGGAGATAAGAGCTAATGCACTTCTTAATCATTATATCAAGGAATATGATATTCCTCTTATGTTTAATGAAGGGTTTATGGATGCTATGGCAGTAGGTGAAGAGATATATCAATGTGATATAGTAGGAGGTGAGCCTGTACTTGAGAGATTAAACCCTCTTAAAGTAAGAATCTTCAAATCTGGTTATAGCAATAGAATAGAAGATGCTGATATTATTATTCTTGAAGATTACTGGAGTCCAGGGAGAGTTATTGATACTTATTATGATGTCCTTACAGCTAAGGACATTAAGTATATTGAAACTCTACCAGACCATATAGGTCAGAATACAGTAGATAGCATGGATAATATTGATGAGAGATATGGCTTTGTTAATGCTAATATGATTGGTGATGAAGTCACTGCATCAGATGGTTTCTACTTTGACCCTGCTAACTTGTTCCCTGAAAGTGTAGGTACTTCCTTACTTCCTTATGACTTGGCTGGTAACTTAAGAGTGCTTAGAGTATATTGGAAGAGTAAGAGAAAGATTAAGAAAGTTAAGTCATATAATCCACAAACAGGTGAAGAAGAGTTTAACTTCTATCCAGAAGATTATGTGATTAACAAGGCCAGAGGTGAAGAGGAATACTCAATGTGGATTAATGAAGCATGGGAGGGAACTATGATTGGTAATGAGATATTTGTTAATATGAGACCAAGATTAGTTCAATATAACAGACTCTCTAATCCATCAAGATGCCACTTTGGTATCGTAGGTTCAATCTATAACTTAAATCAAGGAAGACCTTTCAGTTTAGTAGATATGATGAAACCTTATAACTATCTGTATGATGCAATTCATGATAGATTGAACAAGGCTATAGCTAATAACTGGGGTGCTTTAGTGAGGATGGATTTAGCTAAGGTTCCTAAAGGTTGGGAAGTAGATAAATGGATGTATTATGCTAAAGTAAACCACATACTTGTAGAAGACTCTTTTAAAGAAGGTAACTATGGTGCTGCTGCTGGTAAGCTAGCAGGGGCTATGAACAATGCTTCAACAGGTGGTATTAACTTAGACCAAGGTAATTACATTCAGCAATTAGTCAATCTTCTTGAGTTTATCAAGATGGAAATGGCAGAAGTTGCAGGTATTACTAAGCAAAGAGAAGGTCAGATTAGCAATAGAGAAACAGTAGGTGGAGTTGAAAGAGGTAATCTACAGTCATCACATATTACTGAATGGTTATTCATTCAACATGATGATGTCAAGAAGAGAACTCTTGAGTGTCTCCTTGAAACAGCTAAGATAGCTCTTAAAGGCAGGTCAACCAAGTTCCAATACATACTATCAGATACATCAACTAGAGTAATGGAGATTGATGGTGATGAGTTTGCAGAAGCAGACTATGGTTTGGTAGTAGATAATAGTAATGGAACTCAAGAGTTAAATGCTAAGCTTGATACTTTAGCTCAAGCTGCCTTACAGACACAGACTTTATCCTTCTCCACTATCACTAAGCTCTACACTTCAAGTAGCTTAGCTGAAAAGCAGAGATTGATAGAGAGAGATGAACAGCAAATTAGAGAAAGACAACAACAAGCTCAACAAGAACAGTTACAGGCTCAACAGAACATAGCTCAAGCTCAGATGCAACAGAAACAAGCTGAAATGCAATTGAAAGATACTATGAATGTTAGAGATAATGAAACTGCAATTCTAATAGCTCAAATGGGTAAATATGCTAATGAGGAGACTAGTGAAGATGTTGAGTTCAGTGAGGAAGCTAAAGCTAATCTTGCTGAGAAGATAAGACAGTTTGATGAGAAGATGGCTTTTGATAACAAGAAGCTAAAAGTAGAGAGCAGGCTGAAAGAGAAACAAATAAATAAGAAACCAAATAATACTAAGTAATATGAAAAGAATTAATAGTATAATTGAGTCAGAATTTGCCCCAGCATCAAAGAATGATATGTGGTTATTCAAAGGCTCATTAAAGTACTTTGGACCTAGTGGTTGGGCTGACATTCAAGCAGCTATTGAAGGCTCAGTAGATTGGGATGGTATAACTAATAAACCAAACTTTGCTACAGTAGCTACAAGTGGAAGTTATAATGATTTATCAGATAAACCTACTATACCTCCAGCTTACACTCTTCCTGCTGCAACTATAAGTACAATAGGCGGTGTAAAGAAGGCTACTAATGTGGATAATTTAGCTACTGGAGCTGAGTTAGCAACAGTAGTTACTAAGGTGAATGCAATTCTGTCTGCATTAAAGGTGGCAGATATAATGGTTGAAGATGCAAACTAATATACTATGTTTTTTACACAAGAAGATTATAGAAAAATAGAGAAGTGGCTATTAGCAAATAGTGTTAAAGATACTGAGTTTGCTGGAGCTTCTCTACCTCTTGAAGGTAATGAGACAGTAGCATTTGTACAAGATGGTAAGAATGTTAATGTACTCTTGAAGGATTTGATAGAACAAATCTTTCTATTAGGAGTATCAGACTTTCTTAATGTTACAGATAAGTATGGTGATTCAAGAATTAGCCTTACTCAAGCTATTCAACTAATACCTTATAAGAGTAGAAAGATTGGTCAAGTTATTACCTTTCTTGATGAAGATGGAGAATGGAAACTATTTCAGTTTCAAGGAGAAAGAGTGAATCAATGGGATAATGCAACTTTATGGGTTGATTTAATTAAGGGAATACAAGATATATCTATTATAGATAGTGAAGATATAACAGCTACTGTAGATAACTTGAATCAAACTTCCTTAACATTTGCAGATAAGAACTATAATACTACTGACTATTCAGGTTTAGGTAGAGTGTATCTTAGAAAGAATATACAGACTATAGTTAATCCTAATACTGAGATAACTTATTCTACTAATTTCCTTACTCAAGCAATGTTGAGTAAGGAAAACACTATTTATATTATACAGTATGACTATAACTTAAATGGTCAAACAATCACTATCCCAAGTGGATGTGTTTTACTGTTTGAAGGTGGTAGTATAAGTAATGGTACTCTTATAGGAAATAGTACCATTGTTGTATATAACAATCACTCCATATTCAGTAATATAGTAGGTGGAGGAACTTTTAATTACTTTGATATTATCCCAGAGTTGTTTGGGTATTTATCAGGGCTGGATTCTTCAAAAACTATACAACAGGCAATAGATTTTGCCTATTCTGTAGGTATTAATGAAGTAAAGCTACTACCTAAAGTGTATTCAGTTGATTATACTATTAAAGTTCCTTCTCAATTTACTTTTGGAGGTATAATAGAAGCTGCTAATTCTGAGTATAATGAATCTATGGCTACTATAAGACCTACTACACAAGTTCCAGTAATAGAACTTACAAGTAATAAACAAACATTTAAAGATGCTGCTTCTCTTATTAACATCCATGACCTATATATTTATCCTTCTAGTACAAGTAATATTGGAATATATGGTATATATTTTAATGGTCAGAGTAGAGAAACAATGTTTGGTGTAGGAAGATTAAAGTTCCAAAGATTATTTATTAGAGATTGTGAATATGGTATATATTTAAAACCTACAGGATATTCTTCTGTAGCTTTCCTTGAATGGGATAATATCTATACTGTATATTCAAAAATAGGAGTTAGAATTGAAGGTTTAGCTATATCTGGACAGAATAAGCCTTGGATGAATCAGAATATCTATAGAAACTGTCGTTTTACAAATAACTATCTCGGAGGATTTTATGTATCAAATGTACATTCAATGCAAACTAATAAATTCTTAAATTGTACATTTGAAAAAAATGGTACAATTTATACTCAAGAAGATGTAACTAATACAGGTTTATTTGGAATAAGACTATATAATGTAGGTACTGGACCAGTATCTTTTGATAACTGTTATTTTGAGAAGAATGCTGGTACAGTAATTCAAGGTATAGATATATCTGACAATAAAAATTGTGCTACAATAGTTCTTAGAGGAAATGCTGCTTGTTACTTTCATAATAATTTATTTGCTAATTATATTAGATTAGTAGCTATTGAAAAATTTGCAGAAGTAGTAATGAAGGATAATGAATTGCTAAGTGCTGCTCCTGCTTCTCCTGTTACAGGATTAATAAAAGTATATGACTCAGTATCAAATTATAGTAGAATAAAAGTAGAGCAATTAGTTCAATTTCCAACAGATATTAATGTAAACCATGTACTAGATTTAGAACTTAAGAATTTAGGAAGAAACATGTATTTGGAAACAAACACAAATCTTACTAATGAGCAGAATATCAGCTTAAGTTCTACTAAAATATTAAATAAACAAGTTACATTTTATTTTAGTAATACTGGCTCAAATTATAATACAGGGTTTACTATTAATAGTCCACTAAAGACTATCTCTGAAATAATGAAGTATGATATCTCAGATGTAGAAACAATCAATATTGTTCTGATGGATGATAATATTTCCTTTGGATATATGGTAACTTATTTAATTCAGAACAAGAATATTAACTTTAGTTCAGTAGATAATACTTCTAAGATTTTATTATGGGAATATAATAGTAGCAATACACCTAAGATTAAAGCTGTAGAATGTAATATATCATTTAATAATATACAACTATTAATTAATTCTGATGTTAGAGCTAGTGCATTATTTAATAGCATAAATTCAAATTATATACTTGATAATGTAGTATTTAATAATGGGGCAGCTAATAATATTAAATGTTACTTTTTACTTCCTACAAGAAACTCTAAGGATGTACTTTATTTAAGTAACACTTCAATCATAAATAATGATGATAAGTTATTTGGTATAATATGGTTTGCATATTCAAACTATTCACTTCTTCTACAGAATACTGGAAATAGTATAGAAAGTGACAAGGGACATGATTCTAGAAGCTCTACAACTCGACAGTTATATGAAATAGCCCAATCTACAATACCTAATGGTTGGGAAA